ACCTGCGCGGGCACGGCTTTGAAAAAACCCGGCTTGAACGCATAGACTGACTTTGTTGCCATCACATCTCCTTTTGTGTTGCGACATGAAACAATCCGTGCATGCCGTCACGTTGCGGGCGCCATTCACCGATTCCGATTGCGAAACCGGCAATCTGGAACAGATGACTGATCTGTTCGGCGGACAGCACCCCGGCGTTGTGTCTGATATTCAGCGTTGCGCGCCATTTCAGGAATTCGCCGCGGAACCGGATGTCGGCCGTTCCCATTGCGATCCGTACCATGTCTTCGCGCGGCGTCGCATCGCCGTTTATCTTGACCAGATCGCCGTCAATGTGAAACGCGCCGCGCGCTTCAACCTTGGTGATGCCGCTGATGTGGCTGCACGCATCGACGGCTGACGCCTTAAAAGCGATACTGGGAAAACCATAGCCGCCGCCGGGAAACGGATAAAGGCTTTCCTGGACGTCGCGTTCGGGGTCTTTGGCGTCCTTGGCCTGTTTGGCCTTCTTCATCTGTTTGGCCAGCATTTCTTTCTTCGCCTTTGCCGACCAGGCATGGCAAATCAGGCTTGTCTCCCCAATTAGTGTGATCCGCATGGGTCGAACATCGAACGCGGGCATCTCAAGTGGTTTATTAACCACTACAGGCTTGGCCATGGGTTAGCTCCGTGGTTGAGTTAGGTCTCACGGAAGTTCCAGCTTCCGTGAGACCGCATCTTGCTATTGCCCGACAGCATTACAAGCCAGTTTCAATCTCAGTGTCCGGAACACTGAAACGTGTGCTATCTGCCGTATTTATGAGAATTCGATCCGGTAAACGTGAGCGTGCCGAACAAGTGTCCGACATTATCCGCGCCTGTTCTGAATCCCGGTCTGCGCGTATCCAAAGGGGGTTGGCGTTCAAGAACGTCTTTCTCACGGGAACCGAAGATGGAACACCGTCTACGTTTCTGCGAACCCAAGATTTTGTCCGCGACCTGTTAGCTGTTCTGTATTCACCTGTGGGTCTGCGATTCAGGTGTGAGTATTTCGGTCAGGTGGGTCCGGCTGAACGCGCCAAGGGCGGTGCCGCGGCGTCGGCGCTGCTTCAGCACGTTGTCAGCAACGACGTGGACGACAGTATCAGCGACATCGTTCTTTGGTCTTTGATCAAGGGCAAGGTCATTCAGCAGATGGTCTGGTCAAGGGGCGGTTTTGAGTCGTACCTGATCCAGCCTGAGATGTTCGGTGTCTACAATGAGAGCATCAGCAGCCTGGACCGTCAGGAAGCTTTCATCCACACGTCTTTTCCGACACGTTCTAGGTTTCGTCAGATCATTTCGGGGCTGCCGCCAGCCAAGCAGGCCGAACTGATGAAAGCGGTGGACGCGCTTCAGGTACGCACGCCGGGTGCCGAAGAGCAGAATTCGATGTTGAAGCAGATTATTGTCGGCGGGTTGTATCCGTATCAGGCCGGCGGCACCAGCCCGGCAACCGGCGGCGCCACTGTGACCCACCTGTTTTCGCCCCAGCCTACAATGCAGGCCGCAGTGGTCGACCAGCTTGTCCCGCTAAACGAATGCTGGATTTGGAACGACGACCAGGACGACTGGGCGACCGTTACGATGATGGGGCCGCACATCGTTTTCGGGGACGACGTGCTGTTCAACGCATTCGCCCATGACTTCAAGACCATGCGCGGGATGCCGGACGAAAAGAACCCGCTGAAGGGCAAGCATGGCTTCGTCGAATACTGCTCAATGCCACTGGATGGTTTCTTCTGGGGCATTAGCTATGTGTATCTGGTGGCTTTGCTTCAGCGCTCACTGAACAACCGCATTGACGGCATCAACCGGATGCTGCGGATGCAGGAAGACCCCGCCCGGTTCTTTTCTGGCAGCACATCAATAAACCAGAACGCATACGCAAAACTGTCCAAACCAGGTGGCTATTTCACCGACAGCAGCCCGAACGCCAAGGTCCAGGATCTCAGCAAGGAAGTCCCGCCGGACATCTGGAAGTCCTTCCAGGAAATCAACGCGATGTTCGATACAATCGGCGGCTTTCCGCCGATCTTGCAAGGCGAAGCGCAGGGGTCGGTGCGCAGCCAGGGTCAGTCTGACACGTTGCTTCGAACCGGCGCTGCGCGCCATTTGGACGCGGCGCTGAAGATTGAGCGGTCGGTGGAACGGTGCGGCGGACTCATGTTCGACATGTTGCGCGCAAAAAGCAACGAACTGATGACGGCCTGGGTGATGCCGAACCAGAAGTCTTTGCAGACCGATATTGAGCCCGACCCGACATTAGAGCCGCCAGCGCCGGGGATGCAGCCGATCAGCTTCCAGTTTCGTGACTTGGCTGAGAACGTGAAGATCGCCGTGGACAGCCATTCGTCCAGCCCGGCGTTCCGCCATGAGAACCAGGAACTGGCGTTTGCGTTGGCCAAGATCGGTGCGGCACAGCCGAAACGGGTGGCACAAATGGTCGGCGCCCCGCTTGAGGACGAATTGATAGAAGACCTCGAACGCGCAGAGATCGAAAAAGCCGCGCTCTTTGCACAGCATCCAGAGCTTCTTCAGCACGGCGGTCACAAAAAGAAATGATTGCGGTCCGGCAATTCGCGGGGCTCTCAAGAAGCCAAAACAACGACTTGTTGACCGTTCCTCACATATCGGTTTAAAAGCGGATCGTCTCATCGTTTGAGACCCCCCGTGGGTAGCTCTGGGGGACACCGTTGGAGAAACCCCATGATTGGAATTCGCATGCGTCGCGGCCGTAAGTCTCACCGCAAGTAACGAAAGCTGACGCGCCTTGCGTCAGCGGGCGCGTCACTTCGCCCTTTTTGGAGGTCTGATTGTCAGGTTCGATGCCGCAGGGCGTTCCGCAGGGCGGATTACCGCCGGGAATGCCGCCGCCGGGTGGGCAGGCCCCGCCGGCTAATGTCGGGCCTCATACTATTCCACAAACGAACCCCGGCAACGTCATGGCGGCGGCTGCGAAGCTGACCATGGCGTCGAAGATGATCAACGAATCGATTGCCGCGCTGCCGATGGGCTCAGAACTGCATGAGAAAGTTCTCAAGATGGCAACGGATCTGAACAAGGTTCTTGGCCAGATCAAAGAGAGTGTCACGCAGCAGCAGCAGATGCAGATGCTTGCCCAGCACATGCAGCAGATGAAGCAGCAGGGCGCCCAGCCCGCCGGGCCGATGGCCCCACCCCCCAATTCCGGCCCAGCTATGCCCCCACCGGGCGGCGGCGGCGCACCACCCCCAGGTATGTGAGAAACGACTATGGCTGATTCGAAGAATTCCGCACCCGGCCCGTTCGCCCCGTACGTGACCAGCATCAATGAGGCCGATCCTCTGATGAAACGGGTGCCGTTCCCCATGATGGACATCGGCGCCAATGCCGCTTCCATGCCGGACTTCCGATCGGGCGTGGGTTCCATTGAGCATGTCGGCAAATCCCCGACCAAGGCCTCTTGATGAGCGGCGCAGTAACGTCAGACGATTCTGTTCGGCAGGCTGCTGCGCTGCTTGAGCGCATGCTGGTTGATCCACGCACCGCACCCGATGCTGAGCGGCTGGTGTCGCAGCTAAACCCGCAGGCCCAGTTTCCGAACCGGCAGCAACGGGAAGCTGTGCTGGCACCGGTGATGACTGAACTGGAAAAGGAACGTGCCCGCGTCGCCGCGCTGGAAGCCAAATGGCAGGCGCGGGAAGAGGCTGAGGCGGCGCGCGAAGCCAAGCGCCACGAAGATGAGCTTGTGTCCCGCATGGAAGCCGTCAAGCGCCAGCGCGGGCTGTCTGACGAAGCGATGGACCGGGTGATGAGCCGGATGCGGGAAAAGAACAATCCCGACGTTGAGGCTGCCGCCGCCTGGGTTGTTGAGAGCGCACCGAAGCCGCCACCGGCGACTGGCTATGATTACATGCCAGACACGCTCGACCCGTATGGAACCCATAGCGGCGATGAGAAATGGGCGGCGCTGCGCAAAGACCCGAAAGATTGGCAGACCAACGAAGTGAAGTCGATTCTCCGCGACCCGGAGTTTCTCCGCTTGGGCAACGTTTAGGAGCGACC